GTACACCGGCCGACCGTATGTCTTTGGCATCTTCGACTGCTGGATGCTGTGTCGAGACTATCTGAAACGCGAATTCAATATCGAGATCAACGCCAACGCTCACCTGCATATCCCGTCGTGGTATCTGGGCGACGACGACATTCTCGACCTGAATTATCGCAATGAAAATCTCGTCCGTCTTGCCCATGGCGAAGAGCCTCAGAAGGGCGACATCTTCTTCATTCAGTACGGGAAGATGCCAGATCACTGCGCTGTTTACGTTGGTGACAACCGCATCCTGCATCACCAAATCGACAGGCTAAGCAGTCACGCCACTTACGGCGGTATGTACCAGAAAAATACTACGCATCATTTGCGTCATCGGGCGTTATTAACAGGGAAGGAAAAATGTCTGAATTAGTTCATGTCCAGCTGGGCGGCGCACTTGCAAACCGCTTCGGCCGACACTGGCATCTCCGCGCATCAAATGCGGCGCAGGCCATCAATCTTATCGACGCAAACAAACCAGGCTTAAATGCCTGGATTCGTCGTAATGCGAAGGTTTACGACCGTTATCACATTCAAATCACAACCAAAAGTGGAGCCACATGGTCGGTTGACGAAACCGAATACATGATGAAAGGCGCCGGTAAGGATGTTGAGAAAATACGCATCACGCCAATACCAAAGGGACGTGGCGGGAAGACGCTTGGCTACGTTCAGGTCGCGATTGGCGCCGCGATGGTGGTCATTGGTGCATTCACAGAAATCTTCACTGCAGGCACATCCTCGGCGCTGGTTGTGGCCGGCATGAGCATGATGATGGGCGGTCTGGCTCAGATCCTATCCCCACAAGCAAAAAACCCGGAAGTGAGACAAGCGGATAACTCCGACTCGTTTTATTTCGACGGGCCTCAAAACACTACTAATCAGGGAAACCCGGTTCAGCTGAACTACGGCGAAGAAATTCTCGTTGGCTCGCAAATCGCAAGTTCCTCTATCACTATTGACCAGATTTAACGGTGGGATAAATGGAAGTTCCAAATTTCAAAAAAAGCCGTCTCTCGCAATTAGTCGCGCACGGCCTGATTATCTCAGGACGCGGCGGCAGTAAGGGTGGCGGTAGCTCAAGGACGCCAGTGGAGGCTAATGACACGGTAAACAGCCGCGCTATGGCTTCTGTATTGGATTTGCTGGGTGAGGGTGTTATCGGTGGTCTGATTGATGGGGCAAAATCCATCTTCCTGAACGACACGCCGCTCCAGAATAGCGACAATTCCTACAACTTCAGCGGTGTAACCTGGTGGTTCCGCGACGGTTCTCAGGATCAAAGTGTCATCGATGGTTTTGACTTCATTGAAACGCCGAAATCAGTAGGGCGTCAATTGAAGCAAACGAGCCAGGTTAACGTGTCTCTGGATTCTGCGGACAGCGATCGCGTTCGTGTAGTGATGAAGTTTCCTTCACTTCGCAGCATCGATAAAAAGAGCGGCGATACTAACGGTACGACAGTCCAGTTTAAATTCCAGATCGACGCAGGTAATGGCGGCGGCTTTGTTGACGTTGTTGCAGAGGGAGAGTCCAACGCAACCATTTCTCTGACCGCGAAGAAGACAGGTGTTTATTACCGTAGTTATGTTCTGGACTTACCGAAGCCGGCAAAGGCATATACTCTGCGTGCCATTCGTCTGACTGAAGATCATACCGATAACAGCTATCTCTACGATGACACCTACATCGATTCGATCGGTGAGATTGTCAATACCAGCCTGAACTATCCGAACTCTGCGCTCGTTGGCCTGAAAATCAACTCAGAGCAGTTCGGTTCTTCAATGCCGACTCGTTCATACCTGATTAAAGGTTTGAAAATTCGTGTCCCGTCAAACTATAACGCTGACACGAACTCCTACGACGGCAATTGGGACGGTACATTTAAGCTGGCATCATCCTCCAACCCGGCGTGGATTCTCTTCGACTTGCTGACGAACACTCGTTACGGTCTGGGTCAGTTTGTTCAGGAGTCGATGATTAACATCGGCGAGCTGTATCAGATTGGTCGCTACTGTGATGCATACGTCGACGATGGCTTCGGTGGCAAAGAGAAACGTTTCGCTATCAATACCCAGATAACCAGTCGCCAAGATGCATATCGCGTCGTGCAGGACATTGCAGGGGCATTCCGTGGCATGGTTTATTGGGCTGGTGGCATGGTTCACATCACGCAGGATTCTCCAGCAGACCCTGTGATGCTGTTCTCCAACAGCAACGTGGTGAATGGATCATTTGCCTACAAAGGTTCGGCGCGTAAAGATCGCTATTCCGTTGCTCTTATCACCTACAACAACAAAGAGGACGGTTACAAGCAGAGCGTCGAGTATGTAGAAGATCAGGAAGCGATTAAACGCTATGGCATCCGCAAAACTGAGTCAGTCGCATTCGGCTGTACTTCACGCGGCCAGGCGCATCGTGTTGGTCTCTGGACGCTCTACACCTCTCGCATGGAATCTGACGTCATCACCTTTGCAGTAGGTATGGACTCTGTATTCCTGATGCCTGGCGACATCGTGCTGATCGCAGATAAATTCCGCGCTGGCCGTCGCAACAGTGGTCGTATTATCGGCTACACCTCCAATAGCATCAAGCTGGACGCTCCGGTTGATCTGACTTCAGTTGGAAACCATATCACCTTCCTCAGCGCAGAAGGGAAGATGGTTGGGCGTGATATTTTGGAGAATGGGAAGAACATCACCACCGTCACGTTTAAAACCGCTCTCAGCTCCAATGAGACGCCGGTAAGCGATGCAGTGTGGGTCATTGCTCAACCAGACTTAACTCCGCTACAAGCACGCGTTGTGAGCGTTGCTGAGGGTGACGATGGTACGTCGTTCAATATCACGGCTATTCAGAACAACCCGACCAAATACGAAGCTATTGATAGCGGCGCACAGCTGATCCCGCAAAATACCACTGTTCTTGACCCAACGTTCTCAAAGCCGTCAGGTCTGGCGATTACCGAAGGCACTTATCTGTCCTCTCCGGGTAACTTGTCCGTTTCTCTGACCGCTACATGGCAGGGCAAGTCGGCTCAGTATTACATCAGCTGGCGCCGCTCCGATGCCGGGAATGTTTCAAACTGGAAATCTGAGCGCGTAACTGAAGAACAGTTCGAACTTCGTGGAGTAGCGGAGAACGGCCAGTACGACTTCCAGGTGTACGCTGTTTCTGTTGGTGGTCGCAAAACTGATCCTATCAGCATCACCTACAAAGTTCTGGGAACCATGACGGCGCCTGATGCCCCGACCGGTCTAACTGCGGTAGGCGATTATCGTTCAATTGTTCTGAATTGGGTAAACCCGGCTTCCGTTGACTTGGATCACATCGAGGTTCTGGCATCCAAGACCAACGATAAGTCTAAAGCGCAGCTGATTGCCAAGGTATCTGGCACAACCTTCAGTCACAACGGTCTTGAAGACTCTGTCACCTGGTATTATTGGGTACGTGCAGCCAACAAACGTGGAATGCTCAGTGCGCTGAACTCTCCACTAGCGACGGTCGCAACGACGCGCGACGTTCTTTCGTTCCTGCAAAATAAAATCACCGAGTCCGAGCTGGGTCAGGATCTGATTGCCGACATCGACAGTAAGGCCGTGGCCACAGAAGTTGATGCCGCCATCGAAGAAGCGAAGAGCCAGGCGACATCTCAGATTGATGATGCTCGCGCCGAGTCCGCGAATGCCGTCAACGAAGCGAAAAAAGCCCTGAACTCTGCAATTAGTAAAGAGACTACCGACCGCACAAGCGCTATTGCTGGTGAGGCAACCGCTCGTGCAAAAGCTATTGCTGATGAAGTGGACGCCCGTAACAAGGCAATTTCCGATGAGGCGTCTACTCGCGCTTCTGCGATCTCTGACTCCATTGCCGTGGAAGCCAGCAATCGTGCAAAAGCCATTAGTGACTCAGCCTCTTCTCTCAATGCGAAAATAGAGAAAGAAGTCAGCGATCGTTCCGCGGCTGTTTCAGCGCTTGATACGAAGACGGCTAATGCTATCTCTGAGGAAACCTCTAACCGAATCGCGACCATTGAAAGTGAAGCACGCGCACGCGCAGACGGGCTGCTGCAAGAGAAGAATAACCGTCAGTCTGAGATCCAGAATCTCTCCACGCAAATGCAGACGGCTAACGAATCTCTGGCACAGCAAATATCCCAGATTGCGGCTGGTACTGGCGAGCAATTTGACAGTCTGAACATCTGGTATTTCGATACCGATAATGAAGGCTGGACTGAGGACGACGGCAGCGCTGTTCCGATGAATGTCACCAGCGATGGTTGGTTGAAAGCTGCAAATAGCACTTCAACATGCCGTTCTCCGAACAATATGGCAATCGACGCAAATGCCTATCGCTTTATCAAACTGCGCATTAAGAAAGTCGGTAAGCCGGTATGGGCTGGGAAGTTGTTATGGGTTGGCGCATCGGAGCAGGGTTGGAGTGACGCACGTTCCATCACTTTCGATGAGCCGGAGTATGACGCCAATGGTATTGCCACTTTGTCCATTCATGACATCGACTGGCGTGCCTCGACGACTATTCGCCGTTTCCGTTTTGACTTCTTAAAAGGTCAGGATGACAAGAACTATCTTCTGATTGACTGGATTGCTGTGGGTCGACCGACGCCTGGCGCTGGCATGGCCGCACTTCAGAATGAGAAAGCCGCTCGCGTAGATGCTGACGCAGCTGAAGCCGCAAACCGCAATGCTCTAGCGGTCCAGATGCGAGGTTCTTACGACGGTAACGATCTGTCCAAAGTAGGCTCGGGCCTGATTTTCCAGGAGCAACAGGCGCGTGTAGCTGCTGATAAAGCGGAAGCAACAGCTCGTCAGTCTCTTGAGACCAAAGTTAACGACAGTGTTTCGAACATTAACAAGTCCCTCGACACCCTGAGCACTCAGGATAAAGCGATGGCGTCGGACATCACCGGTCTTAAATCATCCCTGAAGGATAAAGCGGATGCCTCAGCATTGCAGACGCTGAAGACGTCAGTGGATCAACAGGGTTCGAGCATTTCGACTCAGGGTCAGTCGATCACCAAACTGCAAAATGACCTGAACACTACCAACGCCAATGTTGGTAAAAAGGCCGACCAGACAGCGCTAACCGCACTGCAGGGAACAGTGACGCAGCAGGGTAAAGATATTTCTGCCGCGAATAGCAGCATCACTAACCTCAAAACGTCTCTTGATACCACAAACAACAACGTAGCGAAGAAAGCAGACGCGACGGCGGTCAATGATCTGACATCTCGTGTTAGCGCGACCGAGGATAAAGCATCCAGCCAGGCGGACAGCATCGTTCAACTGAACAACTCACTGAACAACGCGATCGCCGATACTGACGCGTCCGCCGCGATGCCGAATAACCTCATCGTAAACCCGTCGTTTGAGCGAGGACTGGATGGTTATATCGGACAGTTAGCGGCAGCCAGTGTGGTTGAGATCTCCACTCCACATGGTGGGACACGGGCGCTGAAGGTTGATGTTGGTTATGTGTCACCGGGACAGTATGTAAGCTTTGTACAGGGTCGGACGTATGAAATCGGGGTATGGGTTAAGGATCTCGGAGCGACCACTGATAATGGAGCAGGTAACAACAAACTGCGGATCGGCAACTCCGCTGGTCAGCCGGTGTTTGAGCGACCGTACAATAGCGGGACGATCGGTTCCGACTGGACGCTGATTTCCGGTCGCTGGAAGGCCACGGAGACAGCCAAGCTTCCGGTTACGCTGAGCAACGGTTTGACAGCCGGGAGTCGTTGCTTTGATGATTTCTATGTCATCGATGTGACAGATAGTGTCAAAATCGACGCCAACGCCTCCGCATTGTCTTCTCTCCAGAATACTGTAACCCAGCAGGGTAAAGATATTGCGTCGCAGTCCACCAGCATCACTTCGCTGTCAAACCAGATGGTTAACGGCCGCCAGAACATGTGGGTGCGTAGCGTATACAGCGTACAACTGGCGAACAATACCACCGAGCCGACTTTTAGCGATATCAACGGTAAGGCGCCAATCTCGATCGATGAGGTTCCTGACGCGGCAAAACTGGACTTTGCGAGCGCCGGCAGTTACGTGATCGCGCATTACAAAGCCTTCGTGAAGGTTAATGCTGATACCACCATCACTATGGCACCAGGGTCCCGTGTTTTTGATGATACGGGCGCCGTGTACGTGAACGGTGTTAGGGTTGCCTTTGGTAATGCAGGCTGGAATACGGTTAGCTTTGATCTGAAAGCTGGCTGGAATACGGTTGAGTTCCTGGTGAACCAATGGACTGGTCAGGCTTACATTAACCTCGGCTTTAAACTGTCCGAGAAGGTAGCCCAGCTGAATTCTGCTCTTGGGATGAACGCGCTTTCGAATGCCATTAGCGCCGTCACCTCAAACGTCAGCACCGTAGGTGATCGCGTCACGAGCACCTCGCAGAGCGTTACTGATCTGCGAAACAGCCTCGAACAGACCAACGCGAACGTCGCGAAAAAAGCGGACGCCGCAGCTCTCCAGACACTGCAAAATACGGTTACCCAGCAGGGCAAGGATATCGCAAGCCAGAGCGACAGCGTGACGAACCTCAGCAACGCACTCAATAATGTTTCTATTGGCGGTGTCAACCTGATCAAAAACTCAGGCGACATGACCGGCTGGTCTGGCAAAACCAATGAGATCTTCCGTGGCAATGCGGTGATTAGTGCGACTTCAAAGGCTGGTAGCTCTTATCGAGATCTCAAAGAGATCATTCTCGACGCTCCAGTCGACAATGCAGAGTACGTTTACAGTTTCTTTGCAAAAGGCGGTGAGAACGGCCAGAGCATGACCGCTTACTTCTACAATCCTAACTCGACGATATCTAGTGTTAGTAGCCAGGGTGTGTCAGGCGGTGATGTCGATGGTCGTATGTCATTCACTTTGACAACTGAGTGGGTTCGTTATTGGGTTAAGTGGAAGCAGAAGCCGGGAACTGGATCTAAGAGACTAATCCTTGCTCGCATCCAAGCATCTTCGACGAAAGATCAGACCGTCTCTATCACCAGCCCTAAGCTGGAAGTTGGCAATATGCCTACAGAGTGGTCTCCGGCGCCGAGCGATATGGCATCGTCTAACGATCTGTCATCGCTGAAGACTACGGTTGACGCGAATAGCGGCGCTATTCAGTCTGTAACCTCTCGCGTCCAGAAAACTGAAGACAATATCTCCACGCAGAATACCGCGATCACTAAGCTTCAGGGTGATTTGTCGACCACCAACAATCTGGTTTCCACGAAGGCTGATTCCACCGCGCTTCAGACGCTGTCAGGTCGCGTCGATAAGACGGAGTCCAGCATCAGCACCCAGAACGATGCAATAACCAAGCTGAACAGCAGCCTTGATACCACAAATAAAGCTGTGGCTAAAAAGGCGGAGCAGTCGTCTCTCGATACGCTGAGCGGCCGGGTATCCAGCACTGAAAATGGGATCACGGCGGCGAACTCCAGCATCACGTCTCTGAATGCGGCTATTCGCGCAGAGAACGCGAGCAGTGGGGATTTGATTACTAACCCTACATTTGACCCTCAGTACGCTCAGATGGGCTTTACCGTCGTCACAACCGACACAGATGGTGTTCCAGCAAACTGTCCATTCAGATATGCGGCTAAACTTGCGTCCCGTGACCATCATCCGAACTTCAACGCCATCGTTGCAACATTGGGCGATGTGTTTGAGATTTCGGTGCTGGTGGCGTGCGGCGCTGGGAATGCTGACTTTAACCTCTATCTTTGCACAGCAAACGGCCCAACTGGTGGGATAGGTGCCCCGCTTTATAATGGCGGAAATACCAAAGCTACAAGCACCTGGACTCGCGTAACATGGAAGTTCACTGTTAGCCAGGCAATGGTTGACAAAGGCTACATTCGTCCGTTCCTGCAAATCAACCAGTCTTCACCGTTCGGTACGATCTGGTACGTCACTGACTGGCATATGCGCAACATCACTGCGGCATCAAAGGCGCAGGATACGGCGAATGCCACCTCTAAGGCGGTCGATTCTCTGACGTCCACGGTGAACCAACAGGGCAGCGATATTTCCTCGATCGGCTCTCGTACAACGTCGCTTGAGAATGGTCTTAGCACCACAAACGCCAACGTTTCGAAGAAGGCTGATTCTTCTGCGCTTCAGACGCTACAGAACTCGGTAACACAGCAAGGCAATGACATTTCTGGCCAAGGTTCTCGCGTAACGTCTCTGGAAAATAACCTGACGGCCGGAGCAAACCTCATTCCTAACCCAGCGATGCTTAACGGCGCTCAGGGTTGGGGTGGTTCTGAGACAACTGTTGATGGTTACGCGGCGGTCGTCAGCAGCTCAGGCTGGGGACCATCGTCGTCCTACTTCCAAGTGACGCCAGGCGACATTATCGATTTG